TCCTTTTCCAGCTTTTACTAAGTTTGGTCTTGCAGCCATTTCTTTTGAAATTCTTGCCAACATTTTTGCTGTTCTGCGGGCTTCTTTTGCATCACTCATAATATTCTCCGTTTGTTAACTATTTATAAATTCTTTTAATTAATCTCTTATCTCAAAATGAGGTAAGTCATCAAAATTGTTATCTTTTAATTCTGTATCTCTATCCCAATCTCCACCCCAACGAACAGTAAGTCCCATTGAAGCTGCAATCCCCATAACAAATCCAGCAAAATATGTAAATCGTTCTCTATCTTTCCAATCTATCGGATAAGGAGCAACGTCTACAGCCAATGATGGATATTGGTTATGTTTACCTTTTGGATATTTAAGTTTACTAAAACCTTCTTCAAATAATTTGTCCTGTTCTTCTTTTCCACGATGTCCTTGTAAAACAGTACAATCAAAATCTTCTACTACTCTTTCAAATAGCTCTATTAATCTTGGGTCGCAAGTATTTAATCTTTCTTGTGATTTTTTACCAAAACTAGCCATTATTTAACCTTTTTGATTGCATTAAATAATCTATTTTGAACTTCTGATAAAATTTCCGCATTACTTTTTGCATCAGGATAAACTGTTTTATATTCTTCGTCACTTAATCCCCAAGTACCTTTTTTCCATTTATTGTATAATGCTTCATTGCCATCTTCTAACAAATGAGCTGGAAAACCCATTTTTTTAGCATAGTTTATTTGTTGTATATAATTATCATCAAAGTTTTTTAAACTATAAGCGTTATATAAAGAATCAGCTTCTGCGGTTTTTGCTCCATATACACCATCTACTTCTAATTCAAAACCTAAATCATTTAATCTTTCTTGATAAAAAGAAGTTTCATCTGGAGTCATAGGAGTTGCAATCATTGGAGTTGCAATAGTAGGTTTTCCAGTTGAAGGAGGAGCTGTTCCGATTTTATCTACTTGAGGAGGAGTTCCATCATATAAAGGTTTTTCCATTAATTTAATTTCTCCCTCACCCATTGATTTTTTAATTTCATCCCAGTTAAAGTCTTCTTGTTTGGCTTGTGCCTCTTCAGCTTGTTTCATACCTTCTTTTGTATATGGATATTTTTTATTTCCTACTTGTGGCATAATTTATTCCTTATTTTTTATAAACTTTTTCTGCTCCAGCAATTCCAAAAGAACCTAATGTTACCCAAACAAATGAATTATAAATATTATCGTTAATTATAATTTCTTGTCCTAATAAACCTGTTACTAAATCTACAACTCCAAATACACACATAAGTGCAAAAGAAATAAATCCAATAATAGATTTTTCATTATATTCATTCTTATCTTTAAATATTGCCCACATCTTTCTTCTCCTTTAAGCTATTAACCAATTTTTAGCTTTTTTCTTTGGTTTATACCATCTTGGCTTATTTTCTGACCTATTTTGTTTATAATTAGGGGGAAAAGCATGTAAATTAGCATAATATAGTCCCTCAATTGTGTCATCATGAGCCATTCTTGGTCCAAATGTAATGATTTCATTAATTAAATCAAACATATTTTCTCTAAAATATAAGGAACCTACACTAAAAATGCCAGATAAACCTGAATAAATTCTATTTCTTTTCTGTGTTCCTCCTGGTTTTTCAGGAATTACGCTAATATCGTAACGATTAATTCTCCTCCTTTCATCATTAAGAGCTTGAAAAACACTACGATTCATAGCGACATCTTCTACTGTTGCGCTACTACAATGGTATTTTTTATACAATTCAATAATGTAATCTACTACTCCTTTTTTATCAAATATTTTACCATTTTCATCTTTTGCTCCTAATGTTGGAATACTACGATGTCTTTCGTATTCTAACACATAACGATTATTGTTTGCATCAACTGCGATAACCATAATAACACTAAAGTCTGATTCTTTTGTATCAATATCAGTAGCTGGGTCGCATCCAATAAAAGTATTTACTGGAGTTTTTTCTCCATCTTTTACAATGTATCCCATACCTTCATTGTCGTCATATTCGTAATAACCTTCCCAATATTTTATATGTTTTTGTGTCCAAATAGAATCTTCTTCAGATTGTACTTGCATCATATACTCTTGATAAAACTTAGAAGGCGTTCCACTATCTTGATAGAATTTTTTCTTTTCTTCTAATTTTTCCAATGGAAACCAACCAGGCCACAAAGAACTTCCATCTGGGAGAATTGCTTTATAAGTAATTACTCTCCACGCAAAATCATCTTTGCTTTCTTTTTGACGTTCATAATTAATGATAAGATTATTGATAAAGCTATCAAAGTGCACAGGAGTACCATTGACCCTAAGACGACCAGTATGAGGCTCAATAGCAGGATAAACAACAGCAGTAACGAGGTTACTGTTTTTAGACCTTGCTTCAGCCGTGATAGTATTTGCTTCGTGTTCGAAGTCGTCAAGTATGATGAGGTCGTATCTTTTATGCAATTTAGCACCTCCTCTAATACCCGCAACATTTGATTTACTAATGAGTTTACATCCATTGGATAACTCCACATCTTCTTCTGTCCATTTTTTCCCTTTCAAATTACCAAAGTAATATTTTATTTTATCGTTAAACTCAAAATGGTATTTGATATAATCCATATTACCAGTACTAAGTTTTTGCGTAGCAGATACCCATGCATAAAATAACATATCGTCTTTAGGGCAAAAAACAAAGTCTTTAATAATTGAGCATTTAGTAAGCACAGTTTTTCCATGACCACGAGGCAAAATAACTGCTAGTTGTTTAACTTCTGGGTTATCAATAGCATCAGCCATTTCGTAATGAAATGCAGGTGTTTCACTTCGCATAAAATCGTCAGGAAGAAATAACTTCCCAAATGCAATCATGTCTTTACTTGCTAGTCTTAGCGCTTCTTCCGCTTTGCTTATGTTCTGTATCTTGTGCATTTTTAGTTTCTTCTTTTAATATTTTATCCATATAGTTTTTTAAATTATCTTCATCTTTATTCATACGAATATATTTATCAACTACATTGTCCATCATCATTACATGTCTTTGCAATATTTGTAATTGCATATTTAGTTCTTTAATTGCTCTTACTAAATCATGTTTAGATAATGTGGGTTTTTTTGCTTTAGCCACCTTGTCCTACCTTTCTTTTTTTGTAATTAGGACTTTCCTTAGTATAGTATTTAGTATTATTACTCATACCTTGTCTAGTCTTCTTCTTTCTTTTAACCCTCTTTTGGAAGGTTCCGAATATTCTTCTTCTCATTTATTTCTTCTTTTTCTTTTTCTTTTTTGGTCTACCGACTTTACCGCCGTATGTTCCTGGTCCTTTTGGCATTTTAATTCTCCCAACAGTTTATTTTATCTTTAGTAAATTCCATAGTAATCCAACCCGTACGTTGAATCCCATAGAAGCTATAACGAGCATAATCTGCATATCTGAGGAACGACCCTCCTCTTACATACCATTTTCGTTTTAGACTTTCTTCTCCGTCTTCTATTGTTAATGAATCAATTGGCTTACAATACAACTGATGATTATGTCCTAAAAAGTATACATCTCCATCAGAATAAACCGAAGCCATTTTATCCAATTCTGTGTCTCCGTTCTTAGCTCCACTCTTTCCGTGTCCACTAACAAGAAACCAATCTTTGTCGCCAATAGTAATTTGTGCGTATCCAGGCAATCTGAAATATGGAACATCCATTTCACTTGCTAACGTTTTACATACATCAAAATCTAGTATATTAAAACTTCTTAGATAGTCGTGATTCCCTCCTCTTATAAATAGGCACTTATCCTGTATGGGTTGTACCAGTTTTAAGAAGCTTAGATATTGCTCTTCTGGTGGAATACTTTGCCCTCTTTGATTTATTTTATAATTAGGGGGAATCAGTTCTATCATATCTCCATTACCAAACCATCGTGCATTTGGGTCTTCATATATAATTTTAATTGCCTCTTGAAATTTTTTCAAATCAAATTCGTGTGCTCCTACGTGTATATCCGTCAATCCGTGTACTCGTAGTTTTTCATCACTTTTTACTTGAAATAATTTTCCTGGCTCTATGTGCTTCTTGTCGTATTCTTTTACATCAGAAGGTATTGGTATAGAAAACCATTTCCCACAAGACTTACAACTATATTGTTGTTTTAAGCCTTTTTTAGTTCGCTTTTTACCTTCTTTTTTTGTCAACATACTACTACAATGTGGACATATCATTTTCTTTCCTCCTCGGAAGTTGTTTCTGGAAGTATAGCTCTAGAAGCTCCTTCTATTTCTTCGGGACTAAACCCTTGGAACATTCCAACTACTCCAGTTTCTATTTTCTTAACTTGATTACCTAGCGTACCGATTGCTTTTCCTAGTTCTTTTAAAGATTGCAATGCAATATTCTGGTCTTCACTTGTATCAGCTAATTGCTTTAGGGAACCTAATATATATGCATGGTCAATCCCTAGCTCTTTCGCTATTTCTTTTGAAGTTTTTTCTATTTCACTCATTACTCGCTCCTGTTTAAGTAAAACTACAGCTTTTTTTCTAGCCGTGTTACGATTTTTTTCAGTAAATGCTTTCATATAAGCACTTACAGCGTCTTTTCCTACTGCCACGCTAGTGGCAAAAATTTTCTCCCTGTTTGTACATTTGGACCTCTCCTTTACCCTACTAGAAGTATTCTTGATTTTAGTGCTAAATGTGTAGCGATTCGGGTGTTTTTCAAAGTCCGTGTCCATGTAAGTTTTCTTAGAATTGATAAATGTGCCAACTATGGTTCTTACATAGCCTTTAGATTGTTTATAGTTTTTAGAATCTTTTGGATGCGATAGATTGTTGGAAACTTTTAAAAGCTGGACAATACGACCATCATCACTCTTAACCCAATCACCTTGTTTAGCATCTCTCCATTCGGAGTGAAGTATCCCTTTGGGATGGTCCTTTAAAAACTCCTTTTTCGTATCATAGACGTAATGTCTTACGTGTTTAATCTTTTTACTTTCCACGTTTTGATAATTGTTTGTGTAGAGATTCTATTAAATACATAACATCTTTGTGTATAAAATATTTTCTACCATTGATTTCTATGGGTACACTATTAGTTCCTTCGTCAGCATCGCCATCATTTTCAACATATTCCATTGTCATATCTTCATCTTCTAGAATCTGTTTAGACAACTTCCTTTCTAATTTAACCAAGCGTTCAATATGTCCCAAGATTCGTTCCTGGTCCTCTTGTGATAACTTAGCTAACCAATTAATTGATGTACCCATACATTTTTTCCTTGACATACTATATAAAACACTTTATCTTCAAGTAGTCTACGTAGCTACCGCAGATACTAGTAGATAATAGTAGATTATGTAGATTTCTTTTTCTTTGCTTCTTTCTTTTTCTTTAAATCTACTTCTTCTTCAAGTTCTTTTTCTAACTCTTCTTCTACTTCCATTTCAGATATTACTTTTTGAATTGCAGATTCTAGTAGCTGTTGATTTTTCATTCTTTCTTCCTGCTCTTTTCTAGCTACTCCAGTTAGAGCATTGCCGCCACCTAAATCTTTACTAGTTATCGTCATACAGACTCCTTTGTTTACATTCAATCTAAGCATACCCCATGTTATTTGCAAGAAAAAATTGTAGGATTTTGAAATGCACTCATATATCTATGTGGTACCCCCTTTCCTGGGATTATCGAATAAAAATTTTTAGTTGTAAACCAAATTGGAGGAAGTATCATGGCGAAAGCAAATGCTACTAACACCAAGAGTAAGTTAAGCCAAGAGATGCGCTTGTCTATGTTCAAGAGTGCAGTCGCAATGGCTATTGGTAACTTACAACGTCAGTCAGCGCTTTCTAAGCGTGGAGTACCAGATTGGCGTGTCATTTCCCTATTTAAGTCTCTTGTAGACTTAGGCGTCGAGTTAGACGTTCTGGAGACTCCAGGTGGGAGCGATGCTCTTGAGTCGTTAAAAGCGATGTTCAAATAGAGGTGATAGACTATTTGAATCTGAATAAGATTCGGGGTGTGATGAGCCTGGCAACGGAAGTTCATCGTTCTATCTTTTTTACTTTATTAATCTATTATCATTATCATATATATACAGATATGTGGATAACACGTTGATATATTGTGCATAACTATATAAATAGATAAATATAACCCTATATATATACACATTATGTGGATAACATGGGGATAAACTGGAACATATACAAATTGGGATTATGTATACAAGATGGTTCATGCAGTAACAGCTGTGAATTATGCTTAGACATAATAAAAATACTATACATTGTGATTAGATGAAAGTACTCTATGAGGCGGGCGGTATAGGTATGCAAAAATCCGAAATAAACAAAGAAAGAGGTAATTAGATGTTTGAAGATATTAGTTATAATGAAAGAGATTTATTATTTATTACATATAAAAGATTATATTTAGAGGTACATGGTTATCCATTGCCTTATACTGAAGAGTTAATTATCATTCGTAGTGGTATGAGCGTTCAACAATTGAAAGAACTAATCAATGAGTTGGACCTTATGATGATTAAAAGAACCCTTCATAGCGTTTACTAAATACGTATTACATTCTATCACATTAGGTAATACTCTACTGGTGTTATATTATAAGAGGTGGTGTTCCACGCTTGTAATAGCTTATTTGACGTCATAGATTACTTATTAACCTATCAAAGAAGTTAACGGAGTTGAATTTGTTGATGACATAAACGAAAGAGACGTGTTTTCAACATTAATCGGTCATAGAAGTTGGAATATAATACCAGTTAAACTTAGGCGTACATAATACCTTAAACCTAGTTAGTTTATGTACATTATATATTACCTCTATGTGCGCCTTACATTTTTGATATAAGATTTGGTCCATTCTACCATAAAAGAATCGGGTGTATATACTCGTTAAATAAACTTGGAAACAAGGATAAAGTATTGATAGCTTATTGTAGAGATATTCAATGCGACATTATTTATAGTGTTTGAGTATACAATTGGAATACATAGAAAACTACTGAGTAAGTCCTTACAGGCACTTGGTAGGAGTCTATATTGGTGAATCAACATCAATTGAGCTAGCAATAGCAATAGGAATAATCCATAGGGTATGACATAATGGTGTAGGAGCCAGGTTGTTGTATTCAGTCGGTGTATAGATGCTTATGCGAAAGTGTAAGTATAAGACAGCCAAGACCATGTAAACCTTTTCCTATAAGGAACATAGAGACATGTTAATCAATAGATTTCCCAAAAGGAAGTCCTGGTTGCTATTTCAAGCACATGTTTCATTTTGATAGTCTACTCTAACATAAAAGAGACACATTACGTGTTATAAACAGCGACGAGTGATTGGCAGAACCAATCGGGAAAAGACTTGAAACTTCTGAGAGCATAGAGCCCTCGAGCATCTTTGAAATAGAAGATGTCTAGATGAACTTCCAAGTTCGCTAGGTATTCCGAAAGTTTATGTATTGCATGGCGGTGTAGTATTAAATTATTAGGAGTAGAAATAACTCAGAAGTAAGAGTGATAGGCGATACCTATTGGGCTTGATATAATACTTGGTGAATAAAAACTAAGTGGATATAATTCCTAACCAATAAGGGAATTTAAAGTTATATCATTGTAATCCATAATCTCAGGATTCCAAAAACTTAACTAGATAAACAGAAAGAGGTAGATATGAAATTTGATAAAGCAGTATATAAAGTAGAATCAGCCATAATAGCACAAGCTAAAAAAGTTGGTTTACACAAACTTCCTAAATTAGTACAAGAGTATTTAGCTAAATGGGGAAGAATGTAATGAAAGATTTATTAGCACCATTTACACAAAGCAGTAGTCAAGGATATGATACAATGTTAAATTCTATGGCTTGGTGTAGAAGAACTAAAGATAAACATAATAAAACATATTATATGGTAAAATTTAACAATAAATATATATATCATATAACTCCTAATGATTATTATGAAGAAACAATAAAAAAGTTTCATACTATGTGGGATGATAATATAGTTGTAACAGATGAAGTAAAAGAATATAGAAAACATTACAGAAGTATACATACTATTCCACGTTATCAAATGTGGAGAATAATAGATAAAAAGTTTACTAAAGTATCTTGGTTAAATTTACATGAAGACCAACATGGTAGACCTTATTATTTTATACCAAAAACTAAAATCATTCCATTTAAAACTGATACAAGATTTGTGCTAAAGAAAAATTATTATATATTTCATCAAGATATAAATAAAAATGGAACTATAAAAAATAAAGCAAGATTATGGTTTCCAGTTAAACCATGGGCATTTCAGCCTTAGGAGGTGAAAGAAAATGAGAAATATTACTCAAAGTGAAAGAGATTATTATGGATATTATGAATACAAACATCCATATAAATTTGAAAGCAATGGTAGTGGTAAAGCAACAGCAATAGTTGGAGCTTTAAATAATTACAGAAGAACACATTGGTTTGTTAGATTAATGCAAGATACTCGTGCGTTCTTTAAAAAGTCAATTACAATTAAGATTGAGAGGAACTAATGTTAAGATTTACAGTTGGTAAAGACACTAAGACGTTAAAGATATTAAGACACTTAAAAAAATATGGAAGTATTACTAGCTTGGATGCATTTGAAAATTATCGTGCAACAAGGCTAAGTGCTATTATATATAGACTTAGAGAAGAAGGCTTTGATATTGATACTAGAAGAATACAACACAAAGAAGCAAACTTTGGTAAGTATGTGTTAGAAGATACTCAAAATAACAATCAATTATTATATGATTTGAGAAGGTTAATATAGCCTGAATAGGTGTTGCATATAACCTGAAATATTCGTATATTATTGTCGGAGGAATCTATGATAGACATACCTAAAATATATAACGAATACTTGCAAAAAAAGAGTGATGAGAATCGTGAAAAGTACAAAGACCATTTAGGTTGGTTCTCAGCTAGTAGTGCTGGTAGTTGTTATAGAAAACAAATACATAGAACACAAGGTTTAGAAGTTGGAGCATTAGATGAAAAGAGTGCTAGACTACTAAGACTTGGAACTCTTGTACACGCTGATTTTGAAGAAGCGATGAAAGATTACGACATACAAGAAAGAGCAGATAAACCTGATGAATTACAAGTTGTTACAGAACATAGAATAGAAATACCTGAACTTAATGTAGTAGGACACTTAGATGTAGGTGTTATCAATAGAGAAGGTGAAATGATTCATGTATACGATATTAAGACAGCAGGAGCTTGGAAGTGGCGTATGAAATTTGGTAGAAATCCAGACAAGAACCCAAGTGTGAACTATGAATTACAATTAGCTACTTATGCGATAGGATTAGGTAATGAAGAAGATATTACTGATATAAGACTATCTATTATGTGGTATAATAAAGACAATTCAATGATGCGTGAAGAAAAGATTAGTGAATTATATCTTGAAGAAGCATTTAATTATTGGACTGACTTAAATGAAACAAGCGATAGTATACAGGGTGAAGCGGAAATGCTTAAACCTGGTACAGAAAATGTTCCCGTATATAATTGGGAATGTAAGTATTGTGAATTTCAGGGCAAATATTGTCCTGGATTATATAGTATTTAGATAGATAAAAATAGAATGTTTAGTAAACAGGGTAATAACAAATCGTATGAGGATTATTACTACATAGGTTGAAAAGCAAGAACACTTTACTCTAATGAGATAATCTAGATTTTGTAGATTGGCCGCTGTGGATTTTATCTATCTATTATAATATTTAGATAAACATAAACATTTAAATGGCTGGATAACGAAACAGTCTTGGGAATCGAATGCCCAGTGGCATAATTATAAACAACGTATATGATAAAAATTATGTATTGTTTATCTAATAACGCTGATAACTAATTGGAGATAATATGAAACTAGAATGTAGTATATGTGGACAGGAGCATGACGACCCTTATGGACACAATGCAGAACCTATCAATGATGGTAGATGTTGTGCAGTCTGTAATTTTGATGTGGTCTTGCCTACAAGAATTAGATTAATGTTTGCAGATAAAGGCAATAAAGTTGCCGAAATGATAGTAAAACAAGTTAAACAAAGAAAGTTGGAGGAATAACAAATGGGATTTGATTTATATGGAGAAAATCCAAAATTAGTAAAACTCTTATCTGATGAAAAGAGTGAACGATATGAAGAGTTAAGCGCTATGAGTTATAGCGATAGAGAAAAACAAGACCTTAATGATGAGTATTGGGAATTACAAACTGAATGGGAAAATAATAACCCAGGAAGTTATTTTAGAAATAATGTTTGGTGGTGGAGACCTTTATGGTCATTCACTTGCGACCATTGTGCAGATTTCTTAACAGAAGATGATATGAATGGTGGATGTTATAATGATAGTTATATCATTACTGAAGATAAAGCAGTAGCAATAGCTAAAAGATTAAAAGAAGCTTTAGAAGAACCTGAAACTCAAGTATATCTTGACAATCATATGAAAGCTATGGAAAAAGCAAAAAAACATAATGAAATGATTGAACAAGAAAAGAAAGCTTTAGATGAAATAGCTGTTGCAATAACTGGTAATAAAGATGTAGCACCAATTGATTATCCAAAAGACTTAAAGAAGAAATTTGATGAGTTAATGGATAAAAGAGATTGGGCTTCTAGTTATCCAATAAGCAGAGAAAATATAGAACACTTTGCTGAGTTTGCAGAACAATCAGGAGGGTTTTCAATATGTTAAAAGTTACAAATGAAGATAATTATGCAATAGTTGGAGACGGAAAAGATAACAATCCAATAAACAAAATATACAAAGATGAATGGATAGCATTTCTAGAAGTTAGACAAGATGGACAATACAATATGTATAGCCCTGAAGCTAGAAATAGTGCTAGCATAGACAAAGATACTTGGAAACAAATTATGAGTAACTTTGACAATTTGTATGATAAATGGGGGGACTTAAATGAGTGCGTTTAGTGTATTAAGTAAAATAGATGTAAGTGAGCATACTGAAAAGAAGGGTAATTATACTTACCTTTCTTGGGCGTGGGCTGTTAAAGTATTGCTTGAGGAATTTCCTAAAGCTACATGGCAAATACATACTTTTGTAGATAATGGTATAGAATCACCTTATATGCGTACTGACGCTGGTTGTTTTGTACAAGTATCTGTTGAAATAGATAAAGTAATTAGAACTCAAATACATCCAGTATTAGACCACATGAATAAAACTGTAGATGAACCTAATGCTTTTCAAATAAACACATCAATACAACGTTGTTTAGCAAAAGCGATAGCATTGCATGGATTAGGTTTATATATCTATGCTGGTAT